CTCACGGTCCGCAACGATCTCCTGCGCTGCTGCCTGCACCGCCTGTACCTGCTTTGCTCCCTCTGCGGTCACGTTCCCAGTCTGAGTAGTTCCTTCCGTCTGTACTGCCTTAACAGCTTCTGCCTTGGCTGTCTCTACTGCTTTTGTTGCCGCGGTCTGGGCTGCCTTAACCGATTCTACAGCCGTATTTCCGGCACTCTGTACGCGTTCTGTCTGGGTCTGCCCTGCATTGTTTACATCGGCAACAGCCTGCTGAGCGGTAAGATCAAATGCCTGTGCGATCTGATCAACATGGTTTTTATTGTCCAGCACCTCCTGCCCCATCTGGGTAACAAGTTGTTTTGCTTTCTCCACTGCCTGTTCGGATGCCTTGGCTCCCTGTTCTGCCAGTTCGGCATTTCCTTCTGCTGTCTCTGCCCCTGCCTGAGCGGCTTGGGCGTTGGTCTCTGCGGTCTTGGAAGCCTGTTCTGACAGGGCTGCGTTGGTGGCGGATGTCTGCGCCTGTTTGGTAAGGTTCTCTACTTTTATCACCTGCTCATCGATGCCGGAGACTGATTCCACCAAACGTTCCACTTCCTTGCGGTCTGTCCCGGTCTTTTTGGCATCCGCAGCCGTCTGATCAGAATAATACTTGGCATTGTCCTGTGCCCGTTCCGGGAGGTCTTCCCGGCCATGCGCCCAGCCCTCTGCCTGTTTTTCGGATTCCGCTGCCTTGTCTGCGGATTTCTGAACTGCCTGGACAGCCTCGTGGAAGATATTCGGATTCTCTCCACCGTCGAATACTTCCGGCTTCGGACGGGATTTGACCTGCAGCTTAATCTTGTATTCCGTCTGGCCGGATGTGTCATCAGTCAGATAGATAAAAGCAAACATGTTATAGTTTCTGGTAGCGCCGTCATTCTCCAGCATGGAATCCGGGATAATTACATCTGTCACTCCGTCCTTGGTGACACCGACACGGTTTAATGCTGTGCCGCCGGTCTCCTGCAGGGAAAAGTGGATTGCTACCATAGACGGAAGATGTAAGCCCTGGATCCGGAGGGTCTGGCCATAGTCGTACTGCCACAGGCCATAAGCATAGGCCATGGTGGTGTCTGGATTAAATATCGCTGTAATCATTTCATCCCTCCTGTTCTGGGGTTTTTTCTTCCTGATTTTTTTCTTCTCCCTGTTCTGTCTGTTCTTTTAGCAGCTCCTGCCGCTCTCTTGCAGCCGCCATGGAGATCTCACTGCAGGCATCCTTCCGAAGATCTGCCAGAATCCCGGATATGATCCCGTCCAGTATGGAGGATGGTAGTCCTGTCTGTTCTTTTACATTAACCACTGTATTCATCAGCACGTTTTTGGCATCTTCGATTACTAAAACAAGAGGTCTTGCATTCATTTTGTATTCTCCTTTAACTCTTTGATTTCTTTGTATAGGTTCTGGATCAGCTTTAACATCGGCGGGATCAGGGTACGGTAATTCCAGTCCTCAACAGAGGTATCCGGATTGACCATTGCGCACTCCGGGAACGCCCGGTAAACATCCTCTGCGTAAAATCCCGGGAGAGGCTTGTCTACAAAGCGGTCTCCCTTTATTAAATATCCCTCTTTGTATTTAAACCACACAACCGGGATATCCAATAATTTCTCTGCTTCCGTGTCTTTTAGCATGGCAATATGGTCTTTGTATCGTTTTGATGATGAGGACAGCGCTGCAATGATCGCAGTACCGCTTTCCCGGACAAGATGTGTTCCTCCACTGGTTGTCGGAAGTCCTTTAAAAATAATTTCTCCCGTGGATCCATCTCCAAAATCACCGCTGCGGGTCGCATAAACATGCAGACCATACTTAACCGTCAAGGCTCCATCATCATAAGAAAGTCTGGAATCTCCCAGTTTGATAGCTGCCCCAACAATAGCAAAAGAACCATTAGACGTATTAAAAGTGAAGCTGCTTTCCCGTCCATTGTAATCACTGGAATAAAATCTTAATCCGTTTGTACCAATATATACACCTTTTGTTTTTGATGTCAGCCCTGTACATCCATTGGCAATGGATGCATTGCCAATGTTAAATCCGCCAATCGTCGCATTCAGGGCTTTCAGGTCATCCACATCAATGTACTTGCCTTTGACATAAAGCTGATTGTTATACATATAGATCCCGTCCATGGCGCCATTGTTGGTAAGCATGGCAAGGATATCCGCCGGTGAATAACTGTGTACCACCTCAGGATTGTACACGTAGACGTAGGCTCCGGATCCGATGCTTGCAAATCCTCCGATCGTAAAATTTTCGTACCCCTGTGTATTGGGTGTTGTAACCGGTGCGGTAAACCGGAATTGCTTCCAGGTGCTGGTTAATGCACAGCTGTAGCTTACACGGTTAAGAGAGACTACTATCGTGCGTGATGTATTGGATTTTAACCATACCCGGAGCTCATACTGTCCTTTCGCTTTTACCGGGTTGTTGTTGCTGTACCTGGCTGATATAAAACAATCTCCAGATGTACCATACAATCTTACAGCTTTTGTTCCACCGTCCGGGTCTGACTGTCCCTGCATGATGGATCCAGAGGTATTCCAGTACTGATTTAAGCTCTCTGTAGAGAGATCAGCGCCCTTCAGGAGATTTCCTGTTTTTTGGTCTGCGTAGATCTTAGCTTCTGATAATGCCTGGGCTGTTTTATTGGCTACATAATCCTCTGTAGCAACTGCATTTCCCGACAGGCTAAAGGTACTGGCATTAATATTTACATTTCCACTGTCGTCAATAGAAAACGTCGTCTGGTTATAAATATTTTTCACGCTGATGCCTTTTGCATTGATATATTTACCGGCAAGAGTTCCGGCCAATATATAATTTGCATTAATGCACAGCATCCCATCTTTCATAAAGATCCCCTGATCTTGCCCTCCATTGGTCAGTTTGTTAAATACCTCCGTCTGCCCAAGACCGGTATCGTATTTATTGATTGCACCATTGACGTCAGATAAATCCACATATTTTGTATCAATCCAGTCACTGGAACTGTAATAGCCGCTTTCTCTTTTGTAGATGCATATTTTGATTTCTGCCTGACCATTCTGTGCGGAAGTGATCCATAAGTCCCCTTTATGATACGGAGGATTTGGCTGTGATACGAAGATCTGAGCCTTTCCGTCTATTTTGTCAAATACAGAACTGGGAGGCTGAATCGTTAGTTCCACCCAGGAACTTCCATTCCACCTGTAATATTTTTGTGTTCCGGTGTTGTACCACATATCACCGACATGTTCTGTCTTTAATTCAGACGTACTCCAACTGTATGATGGATCAGTTGACTGATACCAGGTTTCTGCTTTTTTATCCGTCTGCTGCTCCAGTGCTTCAATCTGTTGTTTAAATTCTCCGTTTATAAAGGTATTTAAAGCAGTATCATCTGTATATTTGCTGGCTTTCACCCAGTCATAAGACGAGTAACTTCCAGACGTCCTGGAAGTCTGGCAACGCATAATATCTCCTTTGCTTCCCTGCACCCACAGATCGCCTATCTCATACGGTGGCTGCGGAGTTGACACGAAAACCCGGCGTTTTGAATCAGCTGTGTCCAATGCATCGGCTGCATCTGCCAGAGCCTTCGTTACATCCGTGTCTTTTACCAGCTGCCACTTCCAGATATAACCATCTTTCAGAAAGCGATAGGAAAATCCTTTTGACTTCCAAAAAAACAAGTCACCCATATGTTTCTGACGGTCTGTTTCCGTAGTCCACTGGGATGCAGGAATATTCTGCAGAGTAGGCTCGTAGTCATAATAAAACGTCTCAACCTGCCCATCTACCTGTGCCTGTATACTTTCTATTTCAGGAGTGTATACATTATTAATAAATGTATTTAACTTATTTTGAGTAATTTCGTCGATCGTATTTCCCTTAAGTAAAAAACTATCAGCTACTATATCTACGCGCCCTGTTGCTGTATCAGCTCGAAAAACAATATTTCCGCGGGAATCCTTGACTACAAACGCCCCTGTATTGATCCAGTCTGCATTCAGCCCAATGGTATTCAGGATTTTTGTAATCATCTCTCCATCTACAAGCGCACCAATATTCCAGCTTTCTCCACCGTTGGTGGACATTGCCCATCCTTTGGCATTAAACTTTATCAGGATTGTAGATTCTTCCAGAGTAGGCTTATCTCCAAAATACAGAACCATGCTTCCATCTTCCAGAGTTTCTGTAAATGGATATAATCCATTCCCTGTAATCATGGCATCTTTCAAATCTTCTATTGCCTTTTCCCATTCTGTTTTATTCTGAGATAATCCATTGAGAAATTCTTTATGCAGCCTTGTGGCTTCGCTGTATCGTGTCAGAGCTTTTCTTACCGGCGATTCTGCACTACAGGAAAAAGTCTGTGTCCCGCCTCCGTTGTACTGGATTCCGGTAATGATTGTTTTATACATATTGTTCTTGCGATCTATCACAAGCCCAATGTCACCAGATTCCACAGAAGGATCACTTTGACAAATAACGTTCATAGGACGAAAACTTAGCCCATTTAATCTTTTTCCCAGATATTCTGCTACCTGGGACCCTTTTCCCTCCTGAATCAGCTGATTTCCTGTAATTTCCAGCACATACCCATCTTCTCCGTACTGATAAACAACATCCGCGTCGGAAGTTCCGCCTTTATTTTCTTCTGTAACGCGTATTCCTGTTATGGTCACATCGTCTGTTTCAATCAGGCTTCCGCTTTTTAACGTGTTCATTTTTACTACATTGGTATTTTCCTGTAGGTCAGAAACTTCCTGATCCAGAAGTTCCATCCGGTACCACTGAAGTGTAAGTTGTCCCGCATTATTGATCCTGGCATATTTACAGGCAATCTGCGCCACCCACTGAACCACCTGGCGGAAAGTCAGAGAAGAATCATCCGGTCTGGCAGTTACAGCGAAATCTGAATTGTCAAATACCGCCGTATCCGGAGACAGTTTCACATTACAGCAGCTACAGGCATCCTGAAGGATTTCCCGCAAGGTTGCAGGATATTCCAATTTACTCTTGGTATACGGCTGATCGAATGATATCATTTCATCAAAGGCAGATACTGTGATAATATCTCCCGTATCCCTACCCGGCTCCGCATGAAAAACCCCTTTATCCAGCCACTCTGTTTTTCCATTGATTTCAAGTCCGGATCTTGGCCGGAGCTCTGCCCCGGAAAAACTCTTCTTTGTCAATGACCCGTCTGTATTGTCAATTCTGATAACAAGCTGCTTTGCGATTGCAGATCCTATGTCAAAGCTTCCGTTGTTTGATACTTCATCCGTGATACTGAACTGGAAAAGGTCAGTATCCTCTACCGTTTTTGTACTTCCATCAGAAAAAATGATCTTCACCCGATTATGCAGTATTCGGTTGTCTTTAATTGCCTCTTTATATGCATTCGTTGTAGGAATCATTTCATCACCTCTGTATAATATCTACGGATACACTTTTATAATAAAAAATTCCATCACCAAACCATCCCAGCAGTTCTTTTGATAAAGTTCCTCTGTACGACTGTATGGTTACATCTATTCCATCGTCATGAAACGAAAACGGGAAATACCCCGGAACCAGAGTATTTTTTATCAACACTTCCTGTTGCTCTGTGAGTACTCCCCATTTGATCGATACCGTTTTCTTTTCTGCCACCGGATCACCTACCATGTATCCTGCCAGTGTGCGCCCGGTATCGGAGGTCCAGATAATCTCATCGTTTACCGATAAGCTCACTGGTGCAGGGAGAACGATACTCCCTGACCATAATATTTTTCTTTCTTCCATCAGTCTATCCCCACTGTATTGTATCTAATGTCCATAACCTCCCGCGCTGCCTTGTTGGCTCTGGCAATTTGTGTTCCATCAAGATAAAAGCCCATATCGGATAAAGCTGCAATAATTCTCATGACTGCACGGTTGATGATACGTTCAAAATCATCACGGGTAATGCCTGTTCCTGCCACTGCATTTACTGCTTCCATTGCCATTTCCCTTAATTTATTTTCCGGGGCAACAATTTCTCCATAATGTCTGTTGTCACCGATCATGGCCAACCGCGGCGTATTCTTTTCCACGTATCCGCCTTCGGCCAGATGCGGAATGGTCGGTACTCTTGGAAGAGATAAACCATAGTGTCCATAATGTCTGGTTCCGGTAATCAGATTTGTAAAATCGTAGCTGAAGGAAAATGCACTTTCAATGGCAGACAGGCCGGAATTTAGTTTATCCATCAGACTGTTTATAATGTCAATCACTGCATTCAGAGGAGTTTTGGCAAGAGAAATCAAACTGTCAAAAACGCCTCCGAATATATCCTTGATTCCATTCCATGCCCTCTCCCAGTTTCCGGAAAACACACCAGTTATAAAATCTATGATGCCGTTAAATACCTTTTTGACATTTCCCCAGATACGTTTTGTCGTACCCAGAAATGTATTGAGCACCTGCCCAAACACCCCAAAACTCTGAGACCAGTCTGTAGCAAATACACCTTTTATAAAATCCATAAATGGTGTAAAGATATATTTCTGCAGGAAGTCAAATACAGAGCCCGCTATTGTCTGGAATCCCTCCAGAATCTGTCCAATCCCATCCCAGCACAGACTGAAATCATCTGTAAACGCACCTGTACAAAAGTCCAGAAATCCTCCCAGAATATCAGAGATCCCTTTAAACACATCACCAACAACAGCAAGAAGGTCAAGAACAATCTCTCCGATTCCTGCAATGATCGGTCCCAGTACCGGCATGATTGTATTTACGATCCACTCTACAAAAGGAACCAAAGCCGTTTCCCATAAAGCTTTCAGATTATCAAAAATCTTGCCCAGCAGATCAGCGATCCCATTAAGGGCAGGCTGCACATGCTCCGCCCACACAGTACTGAATTTTTCTGCCAGATAATCCAGCACCGGCGCAATATAAAGATTGTATGCATCTGCAATGGTCCCGACAATGTCAGAGATTCCTTTTGCTAAAGAATCAAAGAACGGTTTTAAATGCTCATCATATACCTGATTCAGCTTTTCAAAGGTTTGCACAACCGATGTATGAACCGCATCAAAGACAACACGCACCTGTGACAGTACAGATTCAAGAGCAGTCTTGAGCTTATCCGTATTCTGGGTTATGGGCGTTACAACAAGACCCAGAAAGTCTCTGCTGAATTTTCCTCCAAGGTCAAGAACACCAAGAAATCCATCAGAAAACACTCCTATGATATCTGCTGTAATTCCCTTGGCATCCTCACCGGAAAATATATCAAAAATATCCGCACAGGCTACTGCAAAATCACCGGAAAGCTCTGCAATCTCTCCAGATACATCAAACAGGGAGATTATTCTCTTTTGAATATAAGTCTTGCTTTTCTTCAGATATTTTTCAAATCCGCCGATCAGGTTATCTGCTGCCGTCAGACCGATTCTTGCCGTTGCGCCTACAATCTTTCCCAACGCTTCCGCAATTTTATCCGCACACCGGTTAGCAGCCTCAATCAGTTTAGGATCTGTAAATATCTCATTTAAAGTCTTACGGATATTTTCAAGACTTTTCTGGATAGAGGCGATCTTACTTTCTGAATCCCCGAACCCAATCTGAAATCCTTTCTTAAAAATATCCGCAAGTTCTTTGCAGCGTTGGATCAAAGCCGATACACTTTTATCAACCTTGTCAATTACCGTCTCTCCCTGAGAAAGACTGCCAAAATCCACAGCGCTTCCGCCGACTCCGGCATTTCCTCCGCCTGAAGGTCCCGAGGAATCAGAATCGCTGTCCTCTGAACTATCATCCAGCCGATTGATCTGGTCGAATCCCATCAGAGCCCGCATTTCTTTTGCAGCTTTCTTAGCCGACTTCGCAACACCATTGTTTGAAGAAGCCATATTGTCAGCTGCTGCCGAGGCGTTTTCCATTCCGGTACTTGCATTTGCCGCCGCAGTTCCCATATCTGCGATCTGGCTTCCTGCAGAAGAACCTCCGCTCTTTTTGCCTGTGATCAGCTCTGTAAAAGCCTTAAAGGCATTTGCCAGAGTTGTCAGTTTCCCGATCAGCGTGTTTACCACCTTGATAATCGGCGTAAACAGATTGATCAGGCCCTGGCCAATGGTTGCCTTTAGGCTGTCAAGCTGCAGCTTCAGAATACGCACCTGGTTCGCCCAGGAATCTGAGGTACGCGCAAAATCCCCGGATGCCGCTGATAGCTGGCTCTGCACAAACTGATACCTGAGGGCCACTTTTTCCGCTTCCGACATGGCCTGAGTGGTCTTCCCAAAGCCATTTGCCAATGCATAAGCATCCAAAGCGCTCTGAGTCATGACAACGCCCAGTTCCTTCAGGGATTCTGTTTCTCCGGTAAACACGGATTTAAGCTTTGTGTATGCCTCATCCTGACTGATGTTATAAAAAGAAGCAATATCTCCGGCAAGTCCAGTAAGTGTAGACCCCATATCATAGGCGGCCTGTTCCGAAAAGCCGAAGGACTTTGCCATGGCTCCGAAGGTTCCGGTAAACTTCTTTGCCATTGTCTCTGACAAGCCAAAGTTTCCTGCTGCCGACTTTGCAAATTTATCCACCTGGGCTGTCATGGAAGGAAATGTCACATCTACTACGTTCTGTACTTCCTGTAAATCTGATCCCAGTTCCAGACACTGTTTTCCAAAATCTGCAAGCTTCTTCACTCCGAAGGCTGCTGCAAGAGCAACGCCTGTCTTTTTGGCAAGATTCATCACCCCGGACATTTGCTTATGAAATTTTTTCTGATTAACAACCAGATCAAGGCCAATCTCGCCTACGCTTGTAGCACTCATATATCTCACCTACCTTAAAACGCAAGGTAGGCACGCGCTGCTACTCTTTGGTGCAGCCTATTGGCTCTTGCCCTTGTCTGAAATTCAATTTATTAATAGCTCCGCAGCGCGGGCATTTGATTTCTCCTTTTACGACATCCGCTTTCATAAGCGTCCGCCCGCATTTATTACATTTTATTTTTTCAATCTTTCGCACCTCCCGCCATGGATATGAACGCTTTCTTAAATCCTTCCAGAATGTCATTCATATCTTCTGGTTTCATCTGTTTTGCCCGTCTGGCTCTCCATTCATTACGGATCCGTTTCTGTTCCTTGGTAAAATGCTTCAAAACTTCCTTATCTTCCTCTGATCGGATGGAAACAATACGTCCGAGAGCTGTATCCGGTCCTAATCCAACAAGAAGATCTCGAAATTCGCTCCATTTCATTCCTGCCGGAAGTTCTTTTGATAGCCGTATCCCGTACTGTGACTGGAAGGAAGACACAATCAAATCAAAATCTCCCTCCAAATCATAGTACGGGTCACTACTCTCCCGCTTCGTCCTCTCCCATGACAAGGTTCATTGCTTCCTCCACAATGACCATCAGGGATTTTGCAGAAAGTTTTTTCTTTCCTTTTTTGATATTGCAGATCTTTTCTACATCCTCTGGTTTGAAGATCAGGTTCAACGCCTCTTCTACCGCCTGAAGCTCCCCTTTGTTTCCAAACGCCCCCATAAGACGCAGCATAGTTTCTGCATCTGCATTTACTTCTACTTCCAGGGTTCCAATCTGCATGATTGGATTCTCGTCAAAACTAAGTTTTTCTGTAATGTCTACTACTTTTGCCATGTTATTCTCCTTTCGGTGTAACGGTTGGTTTTCCATTGCTCATGATTTCAAATTCTAAAGGTGCTACTGCAGTGGAATCGCCTGCTCCTACATTTGTTACATTGATAACCGCTTTCGGGAACTCTACTTTTGTTCCGTCTGGGAACGTCCACTGGAAATTCTTTTCTACCTTTCTTCCATTCTCAAATGTCAGCCCGGCAACCAGATCGTTTCCTTCGTCTCCTACGTTTCTCTTTGCTGTAACAGTGATTGTCACGCCCTTTCCGGTCATTAACCGGCGCACCCAGCCCTGTGTATCAAATGGTGTCCACTCTTCAATATTGTTGTCAAATGCAACCCCAAAAGTCTCACAGTCTGCAATATTGACATAAGATGCCGGGCCTTCGGCTGCGGCTTTGTCAATCTGAAACTGGTTTTCATAACATGGATATACTCCTGTTGTTCCTGCCATATGCTATTCTCCTTTCGCATAAATAAAAGCCGCCTCTATGACCATTTCATAGATGCCGGAATCATCCGTACCAACATCCTGTATTTCATAGAGCGGCTGAATAAATTTAATTGTCTCATTGTTGATCTGTGCTTCCCTTGTGGCTGTCAAAGCCTCAAATAAGGCTGTGGCTGCCTTTTCTGTATCTCTTGGGGATTTATTCCAATGAACCAGAAGGGTGACGTATTTCGTGCCGTAGGACTCCAAAGAGTCACCTCCGATAGCTGTCTTATAAGTATGCTGATGCTTGCTGTGATAAACCCCAATAGTTTTATCTGGTTTCGCATCCAGTTTCCCCATATAGACCTTTTGAGGCTCTGTAATATTCAGAGAAGCAATATAATCTCTTGCATCTGCCAGTGTCATATACCTGTCAGCCTCCTATAGATATTTTTAAATGCCTTTACTGCAAAATCGGCCTGCGATCCACCCGGAATCCAGTCTGCATACCATTTACCCCGGGCATTTGGATTTTCGCCTTTCTGGAAATGATACTCTGGATGAAAATACAGGCGCCGTGCGTAAGGTGTGCTGGATACAATGGATACTTTTCCTTTACTGCTATTAGAGTAATCTACAAAAGTACTTTCATTTTGCAGGTTTCCGGTATCCCGTGGAAATACCTGTGCCTGCACCACTTCGGTATGAAGCGCTTCCGCCGTCTGTTCCAAAGCTGTCACCTGGGCCTGTGTAAGCTGTTTTATTTTTGGCATATTCAATTTTACAACCGAACTTACTTTGATCATACCAGCATCACCTCCACATAGTTTACACTTCCATCCGGGTTACGGGCTTTCATACCCTGCGCAATCCGACGTTTTGCTCCCATTATCTCTGCTGCACCGGAGGATATCACCGGAAGCTCTGGGCAAGGGTCAACGCTGATCAGGGCAGTGCCTGTAATCTGTATCAGCTTCTTTTCCGCAGTGTAAACCGTTCTTGCTTTGTCTTGGTAATTGCATTTTCCTTTCCAGCTGATTGTCTGAAGAGGTTCGCCGTATACATTCAACCCCTCCTGTTCAAATTCCAGGATAATGTCTGTTTTACACAGCTTTTCCGGTACTAATTTGGGATATCTCATACCATCACCTCAACAATCCGCAGCACAATCCCGTCTGACAGAGCAGTGCATAATCATCCCTTTTCATGGCAATACCCCTGTCTGTGAATACGTTCCAGGAGCTGCCGAACTGAGCTGATACGCCATTGATGCTGTATGAACTCAGGACACTGCTAATCTCATCCGCATTTTCATATTCAAACTCCGCCTGGCGGCATACGACCTCCTGAATCACATTTTTCTGAAACTCTGTCAAATTATCAAATCCCTGGCCCACAATCCGGTTGTAGGTCAGGGTGTCGATATGTCTTGATGCCTGGATGAGAAGTCTTCGAAGACTGTTGCCAGGAATCAGACTGCCTTCATAATCTGATTCATAATACAGTTCCGTTGCATATGGGATATACGGCATCTATGTCACCTCATTTCTTTGCAGGCTTTGTCTTTGATTCCTCTGGCTTTTCGTCTACCTGGGGCGTTTCAGTCTCTGCAAGTTTCTCTTTTAAGGCTTCATTTTCTTTTTTCAGAGCAGCATATTTCTCATAGGGAACGTTTTTCCCTATGCCATAGGCTATGATCTCTCCATCATCAGAAAAGATATCAAAGCCATCATTCTGATAGTATTCTTTCTGCTCTTCTGTGATCGTATAGACCTTATTTCCTTTTTCTGCTCTCATCAGCCCTGTGCCTCCCTGTTAATAGCAATACCACAGGATTTCCTTTCAATCAGGAAGGTATCTGTATAGTACCTGTTCTGATATACGTACTTGTCTGCAGTACGGCTGTCAGTTCCTGGGGTAAACAGCTTCATATATGCGTATTTATCGCGGGAGATTACACAGGATGGATGTACCAGCATCATGTGGATCTGCTTTGCATCTACTGCCGGAGCGCATCCATCTGTGAAATTGTATTTTGTCTTAAATCTTGCAGAGGGTACAGGTTTCAGCTTTACATCATCCAGTCCATGTACCTGACGGTTGATTACACCTGCAGCTCCTACGCTCATGGTTCTTGTAATGCCATCTGCGTTTTTCAGAAGCTTCTGCATTGCAGAGGTCAGATATAAGATTCTTCCTTCCTGTGGAACAGATTTATCATCCATGATCGCCATCTGCTCATCAAACCATTCCAGGATATTAGATACTGTAAGGACTGTCTCATCCACAACTGCACCTTTGGATTTATAGGAAGTTGCCTCTGTAAGAAGCTTAGAAAAACGATAGCTGTCCTTCTCCGGGATTGCCTGCTCTTCCTCAAAGACGTTCTGGATATTTGCAATCTCCGTCACCAGATTGGTTTCATCCACGTCCATAGGATCAATGGCAAACTCAATATCCCTGTCATGGGTGAGCTTTTTCGGTTCCCAGTCGTTGGACACTGTTCCAGTATTGAATCCCATATTGGTTCTGTTGTGGTCCTTGTAACCGGATACCGTTAATCTTGGGATCTTAATTGTCTGGGCGTTCATAAACTTGATACCAGAGTTGGACTGGGTAAGCTCATAAGATACCAGTTCCCTTTCGTATTTCTGTGCCAGCTGTCTCTCAAACTGATCTGCGTATTCGTATACTGCCATATTTCATTCTCTCCTTTATTTTTTATTTCCGAAGATTGCCGCCAGCTGATCCTCTGTAGTCGAAGCACCCTGTCCTCCGCCGGATCCAATCTGACGGAATCCGCTCTGAGGTGTCTGTGTACTTGGTTTCAGCTGTGGCAGCTCTTCCATCACTGTGTTTAATGCTGCTTTTAAATTCTCTTTGTTGATGGTTCCTTTTTCATCTGCGACCTTTGACAGATCTGCCAGTTTCAGCACATAGGGCATGGTTTTCAAATCAACCCCAAGCTCTCCGGCCAGAAACATTGCTTCTTTCTCAATGTTTGCCTGCTGTGCTGCAGCCTGCGCCTGTGCCGCCTGCTGCTGAAGTGCATCAACATCAGGAGTATTGGCCGCCTGTTGCTCTTTGTATGCTGCGATCGCCTGATCCACCTGCTCCCTAGTGAGGTTCTGCTGTTTAAAATAGCCTTTCAGGACACTTTCCTCTGTGGCAGACTGCTTTCCAGCAACAATATTAGCCAGCTTTTCATAATCAAACTGAAAGGGCTGTCCTGCCTGCTGATTATTTGTGTTCTGCTGATTTCCCGCTGCTCCACTGCCTGGATCTCCTCCTGTCGGATCACCTCCCGATTCTGCAAAAAGCTGCAGGTTCATGGGGATTTTCATTGACTTGTCCATTTCTCTTCTCCTTTACAGTTTTTTGTGCGCTGTCTGCGCCTGACAGTTTTATGTGTGTCTCACAAAACAGTTGATAACCCGGTGTCTCCGCGTAGTTTAAGCTCTTCGGAGCATAAAAATAAGACGCTTCACCCTGCGTCTCAACGGGAGATATCTGGATCACCGCCTTTCTAATCTGCAAAACACCAATCATCAGCCAGCATATCAGCCTGACTCGCAAGCCACCCCATCTGAACACCACTTGTGCCCACAAAAGCTATAGCTGTATTGCCAATCGCATCGTGTTCACAGTTCACAATCTCACCGTCAGCATCTTTGTAAGAAATGCCTGTTGCAAGTTGGATATACTGGTTTTTACCATTCCAACCTTTACGTTTTAATTTCAATCCTCGTTTAACGTACTTGATTGCATCTCCAAAACCAAATGCTGCTTTTCCACCCAAAACAGGGCAATTCGTTTCATCTGCAATAATCCATTCATCAGATGCCACATTCGAAAGAGTATATTCAACTCTCTGTGTTTCTCTGATATCAAGAAGATCTCCCTGATCAGAGTCCTGTGGTCTGCACTGAATCATTACTGTCTGTTTTTCTTTATCCCAATACCAATAACCACCCCACGACGGAAGTTTTACTTTCTTACCTTCCTTCATTTCTCTTAATGCTTCTGTAAATTTCATAACTTTTCACCTCGTCCTTTCTTAAAAATGGGTATAAAAATAACACGCATATTTTGCGTGTTGATAACGTTGTTTTCTGCTATACTGAACAAAAGGAGGTATAGCGCTATGTTAAATGTCGATAAAATTTCAAAGCAGGTTCTTCAATATCTACTGAATTGTCCCGACTGCACTTTTTCAGTCAACAAAGGATTTCCTTCCAACATACCAACCGAAGAACTTCTTTCTTCTATTGATTTTTTGGAAAAAGAAGGATATTTAACCACATCCAGAGTTCCCAGCGGTGCTTTGATTTCTGCAACTCTCACTCATAAAGGGAAACACCCAAAAGAGTTTAATTCCATCGCTTTGAAACGTTATTTACTCGATAAATGGGTGGATATTCTCGCCCTAATCATTTCTATCCTTGCCTTTATAGGAGCATACCGAGTTGAGTTCAGCGCATTATTACGGCTATTAATGCAAGGACTGACAAGATAAAAGCCATCTTTGACGGAACAGAAAAATCCGACCAACGATACCAAAGTTTTTCTTTTTTCATTTTGCACTCACCTTTCTAAATGGGTATAAAAATATCACCTGTCATTTCTGACGGTGGTATGAATAATCTATATTTGCTAAACCAAAGGATTATTGGCGGGTGTGCCCTTTCCCGCATTTCTTTTGACCCGGTAGGTGCGTAGCAGCACAATCTCTACTTCAATAATCCTTTGGGTAAAGCCACTATTACTATATGAATATTATACAATAGCTATTCCTTTTTGTAAAGCATCCCATTTTTTTCTATTAATTTTTTGAGATTTTTTTCTCGGATTCTGTAAAATGTCATAACAGAATTTTTTAGTTTACTATCATCTGTTTCAAGAACCACTCGTACTACCACATTCAAGTTTGTTTCCGGTAATTTCTTCACCATAAACACCGTACCCTGATGCTTTATATCCTTTATGATCAGATCTGGAGACGAGACACTTTCCTCTCCGTACTTTTCAAATAAATCATAATCTTCCGGATGCCGTTCTTTGATGTGATCTATACGCTCATTTGTTACAATAATTTCGTCTGTCTGAATCTTTCCAAATTCTTTTTCAAGTACCTCTATATTTATCTTACCCAAATTCCGTATTTCTGTCACTGAGCTTTCCTCATTCGCACTTTTTAAGTTGATTATACCAGAATCAGCAACTTTTTCAATCGGTTTCGCTATTAACTCCTTCTGCATTTTCCACTCTACTCTTCTGGCTGCGTACCTTTTCTGATTTTCCTCATCCAGGGAATTTTTCTCTAACCGGCTAAACCTCTTCTCCTGCCGTTCTGCGTACTGCTGCCGTGCTTCCTCTTTGGCATTCTGTCCAATCGCTTCCAGCTCTTCCTTCGTCCAGGTATCATCCGCTGTGGAAATCCCAGGGAAATATGTAGTATGACTGTCTTTACAGCGTGGATGATAAAGCCCATGGGCTACTGCGGTACTCATAAGAGGATAAGAGCCATCTTTCCGGCGTCCGCCACTCCACACATCATCAATCAGCACCTTCCCACAGAATGGTAAGCACTTCGGGCAGGGATTCCCGCGCTTATTCACAATCACGGTATGGATTCCCCATTCCTGACGCTTTACGCCCTCACCTTGCAGGTAAGCTCTTTTACAGGCTGTCCGTATGGCCATATCAGCATAATCGGCAAGGGTATGCCTTGCCCCATTGGAATACTCCACACAATTCAATCCCGCAGAGAGAAAATCCTTTGTGGCCATATCCACTGCTTTTTCGTAGGTTCCGGCTCCGGTATTGGCATATACCTGGGCGTTATAGATTATCTTTCGGTACTGATCGTTGGCCATGCGCAGAACTGCCGTCTCAGCCTTTTTCATGTCGTTCATCGTAGCTTTTATCAGTGCTTCCAGCTTTCTTTCATTCAGCTTAAAAAACTCTGCCGTAGCGCCTTTCGATATTCTCTTTGCCGGGAAACCTTTTCTGATAGCCTCCAGAATCGCAATCTCCTGAGACATTTCCCCTTCCGATCTGGCAATGCTGATCAGAGCCTGAATCTTTTTGTTGATATCCTTAAACTGCTGACCGTATTTTTTCTGATTAAGTTTTTTATACTTTTCCAGTGCTTTCAGCTGCTCCGCCTGCCACATGGACCATTGCTTTTTCTCGTCAACCTCTTCCTGTTTGTGCCGGCGCAAATTCCGGATCATGGAAGCGATCAGTTCGTTCTCAATCGCTTCAAAAACCTCTCCAATATCGTACTGGTCATTAATCTTGGGCAACGGAATCACCTCCCGTTTGCATGTACCTTAAACCCCTGACTTTTGAACTGCCAGATCAGAGTTTTTAACTGAGTAGTGCTTGTACAATGATCATTCCTCAATTCTGCATAATCACCTTTTTCCACTGCGTACACTCCCTTTGGAACCTGTTCCTTTGCTATCTGAAGAAGCCCCTGGAACTCCTTCCGGTTCATTCTGTATGTTCTGTTTGCCACCTTTACCTTCATCTGCTCCTCCTGTATTCACCTGAAATCCACCAGCTTCCAGATTGACGCCCGGCTCTTCTACTTCTCCGATTCCCAGTTCTTCCTTCAGCCGCTTGATTTCCTCCTGTTTCCAGGTATCGTCCTTATCATCACCATAAAGCTCGTCCACTGCTGCATCCACCGACATGATCTGTCCCTGTCTGGCTTTGCTGATCGTCTCTATCTGGGATTCAAAGGACGGGTTTGCGTAATCTCCAAATTCTACCGTCACCTCTACTGGTTTTACCGGTTTCCTGTAAAACTCGTTATAAGCTTTTAGTACAGTTTCTACCAAAAGCGGAATATCCACCTGCAGTGCATTGATGATGGTGTCTCTGGTATAAAGCGTAGCCTTTTCTTTTTCTCTCTGCGCCTCACTGTTATCCAGTTTTTTCACATCAATTCCAAGCGTTGACGGACTGATCAGTCCCTGCAGGCAGAGATCCAGGGCTGTACAGTAGGATGCCAGATAACTTTCATGAGGAATGTTAGGTTGCTCCACATCGATCATATTCTTGGCATTTTCTGACATGTCGTTTCCTACCGCAATAAATCGGTTATCAAAATGGTTTGGTCTCATCAATTCCCCTGTTTCCGGATTTCTTGGAATCAAACAGTCTGGAATGTATTCTTTCGCACGTCCCATACGGACCGAATCCATCCACTGTGACCATACCTCATCAAAGGCATCGTAGGAATCAATCTTTTTGTCAAAGATACTCTGTCCCCGCTCGTCCCATTTTCCAGATTCGTAGAACTGGATCGGCACGGCCATCATATATTCCTCTTCCGGTTTGTCCGTTCCAAATGCCACATCCACCAGATTACTGGTTTGAGGAATACTTTGCCTAGAAACCTGTGTGTCACCCCGATATAACTCATACGTGATTGTTCCGTAACCATAGTGTTCATACAGGACATAATCCCGGCGGTCATACTTGTATGCTGTTTTAAAAACAATCTCTTTAATCCGTCCACGCTCTGTTACCAGTTCAATCCTGTCTCCTGGATAAAACTCAATAATCGGGTACTGGCTCAGTTCTGTGTCAAAAGATATTTTAAAAGCCCCATCTCCTATGTAGAGGGTTTCCTTAACCGCCTTTTCAAGCTTTTTACGGAATTTATTATCTCTGTCAATCTGCTCCCACAACTCCTGATCTTCCCGGTCTTTTTCAATCTGGATATTCAGATCTGCCAGGGTGATTCCTGCCAAGGTATCTACAACCAATGCTGGGAGACCGGTATGGATCTTTCGGATTTCCTGTCCTGGCGTACTCTTACAAGCCCAGAATTTATATCTATCTACCCCTGTGTCGATCTGGCTGTAGAGCTGCTGCAGCTCCTCACTGTCTCCGCGGTACCAGATCCGGTTTTTGATTGCATTTGCCTCGTAATCTAAAGTCTCATTAATCAGTATATTGGCAGGACTTGCTTCCTGGACATTCAGCCAGCTTCGGATCCCACGTTTTACATTTTCGCTCAATCTTTTCGTCCACCTCATTTCTTATCCTCCTCAAAGCCGATCAGATGCCTGTAAGGAATCCAGGCGTACTGCTGGCTGTTAATAGTATGGTCATGTCCGTCCTCCGGTTCATCCTTATCCTCTTTCCAGCTATAGGAATCCAGCTCTGCCAGATGCTCCGTACAGGTATCTACAACCAGATAGCACCCCTGCTGGATCCAGCCAATCTGCAAATTGATTCGATCCAGAATCGTAACCTTTTTATAGCTGTCATAAAAACTGTACAGACAACCTTTTAGCCGCTTATACTTATTTAATTCTGTGATTGTTGCCTGATCGGCATTATCTATAAATACATCCCTGGCAAATCCCCAGTCCTTCCGGCACTGTTCCAGAAATGCAATGAATTTTACTGCTGTATCGGAAGGAGCTAAAGGAACTTCCAGCTTTGCATTGTTATAAACCTTTTCTGATAGTGTAATCAGCTTCCTGTCTTCTGTAATTCCCTGAAATATCATGGCAATGGTATCCGGTGACTTACTGGAATACGAGGTATCCAGCCCCGCTGTAAACTTCTTGAATTTCAGCTTTCCAGATTTTATCTGCTGCCTTACCCATTCTGCAGAAACAACATGCTTCTTCCGGTCAAAATTCGGAAAGATTAGACCGGTTGCTTTTCCCCGAAGACCTTCAATCTTATTCTTCCAGATCTTGGTTCCCTTTGGCGTGTTCTGGATAATCTTCTGCAGCTTCTCTTCTGGAAGGCCTGCATTATCCTTAAAAGAAAAGAACCAATGAACCCAGCCGGGTTTTGGTTCTTCTTTCAGCTCATCTTTAATTTCTTTTGGTGTTTCTTCTTCCCATTCCGGAAGAGGTCTGGAACAGTTGATATACTCTTTGTATACATCCAGGTTCGGATCATCCGGGTTCAATGTTGCCATCAGATAATCACATCTCATGGCAGATTCCCGGACAAAATCTATATCCGCGGTGTTGATCTCATCAATGTACAGGCATCCATACTGACCGCCAAGAGCGTCCTTCCATTTTCTTTTGTTTCCATAGCCGATCACAAATATGATCTTGTCTCCGGCGGATGTGTGGAACAGGATATGGGGCATCTTGTATTCGCCGGATCCATTACCTTTGTACTCTGCAAGAACTCCAAAATCATCCAGAATCCCCAGGTCTTTATTGATGATATTCTTCTCTGCCGCTCCGGTATCATCTGCCGCAAGGATATGGAGTTTCTTTGGACTTTCAGCTACCTTCAGCATAAACTTAAAAAGGCCCACTGTAGTTTTTCCTGCTGCAGTGGTCAGGTCCCTTCAAGATATTCTACAGGAGCTTCACATCTCAGGAAGGCTTTGTACTTCTCTGATAGTATCAGTCTCTCAGAACTCATGAAGCTTAACCACCTCCCCGCATCTGCTGAAGCAGATCATCAAGTTTATTCTTTTCTTCATTAATACCAGACACCTCTACTTTGTCTTTAAACATACCAAGATGTTTGCCCAGTAATTCCAGAGCCTTTAATTTATCAGCCATTTTGATTTCACGTTCCAGTCCATCCTCACCGAAAGTTTTTACCTTCACCGACTGAATTGCAGCGGTGTCCTCAGGAGCTGCATCCGGCCTTAACGTAGCCGTATCGGCATCTATCACGTCGCTGGCATTTACAAAAGCAATCTTTGCCAGCTCTGTTACCACCCGGTCAGCATTGACACCGGTGCGCTTGCTGCGTTCTGCCATGGCTTTTGCAATACGCGCCTGAATGTCAGGTTTTGTCAGGTTTTCACTCCCAATAGATTTCGCTGTATCCGGGCTGTAGCCAGCTCTGATGGCAGCCTGAGTGGCATTCAGGTCAATCAGGTATTCTTCCACAAATCTTTTCTGTTTTTTTGTCACTCAGGTTCACCTCCTTTTGACTGAGTAGGGGGTTTCGGTATCATATATGAGGGTATGATTTTTTTTGCATGAGAAAAGCACCCCGAAGGGTGCGTTCTTATATTTAACTATTATAGAATTTACACTCTTTATCTAAAAACAAATCCTTATACTCTTGAGAAGACGTTATAGCAACGCCATATCTCATACCTTGGTTTGCAAGTTCCCAATCCCCCGTTTTTAACAAGCAAATGTAACCTCTATTTGTAAGAGGTTTTAAAATTTCTTCTAATTCTTTCAATTCTGTATCTCTTAACTTTACTAATGAATTGCCATTTTTAATCCGTTCGAATATTTCTGGATAATTACAATAAAGTTGATTTAGGCTCAAATTAATTTCGTTCCAGAAAGAATATTTTCTTTCCAATTCTTTCATTCTACCAATAAAATCATCAAACATTACATTTGGGCACTTTGCACCTATTGCACTTGCTAAAACCGGAAATATTAATTTTAAATTTGACATTTCTGAAATCTTAGCTGCTTGCAATAAATTTAACGGAACCGGAAGCGAAGACGGTTCCATACCTGAATGACATAGAGGGATTACTGGTATTTCTCTTATCCATCCTGCTCCTGCTTCGAAATTAATCCACGGACGCTTCACTGATTTAGGGCTACAAAGAATTAATTCTATCGCGCAGTTTCCCAATGCCGATGTAATATTATCAAGCCATCTGGAGCCGCTAGAAATACTATTCTCATCTGATGACACAAACACGCTTAGCATTCCTAAAAAACTTTCTTCAATTAACTGTTTTAATTCTAAAGCCATTTCCTTTTCTTCTGTTATGTGTGATATAAACACTATTGGTTTTTCCATCCTATTTCCTCCGAACAAACTATAATGTTTATATTTTATCATAAATATCGGAAAATGTCATTTCGGGTTAATCCTGTATTGATTATTATATCTTCTGATATACAATACACTTGATCGTTAAATAAAATAAATTTATACCCTTCTTGCAATGCTAAATCTGCCATTTTATGAATCGTTCCAGCGTATTCATTTTGTGCCGCATTGAATATATATCTTTCATCCATATTTTTACCTTGCCTTTTTAAATAATAAAGACACCTGACTGCTGCCAGATGCCTTTGCTTCAGGCAACCAGGCTATGAAACTGACTGCCGTGAGATGGAGGATTAATAATCTCAACCACTAAATCCAGTTTAAATACTATCACAGATTATGCGAACACTGGCGAACATTTATGAAAATTTTTTATTTTTTTCTAAATATCGGTTATGTCGCATCCTGCAACTATCTTTCGTATAAGGGGGTTTCTTTTTGGGAAACCTATAATTCATATTCATAGCTACAAATTCCCATGTCATATCGTCTATGTAATAAAGCTGGAAGATCATCCTTAAATCGCTTTTCGGAATCTTATTAATAAAATCATCTGCTGCATTTAAAGCCTCCTGCAGCTCATCCTCCATAATCTGCAATTTTGCCAACCGTTTCTTGATCATAGATTTTACTTTTTCGTATTCTGGAACAGGAAAGCCAGTGATCCGGATAGATCCGATTGTACCGTCAGCCCTTGTGCCCTTAACAGAATCCGATACCATTCCTTCCTGTTCAATTTTTTCAAGTCTACGCTGATCTGCTTCTATCCTCCGGTTAAGATCTTTTATTTCTTCCCGGAGTTCACAATATTGTGAAAGAGCGGTTACGATATCCATCGGCCTTTCCTCCCTGAATTATTTAATCCTCTTCTGATCCACGTATCATTGCTTCTAGTCTGGTGTAGCTTGGACAGATTCTGATTCCATGCTTGTCCTCCAGAAGAATACAATGCGGGAATAGTTGTTTTACTGTATATGTAATCTTCTTATTCACAAAAATGCGTCTGCTGCCTTTATCTTCCCGCACTTTTGCTTCGACTACAATTTTCTGCCCACGGCTGTACCCGTGTTTACGTTCCAGGGCTCGCTGCCGTTCCTCTCGTCTGACACCGTTTAGGGCTTCTCCCTGTACCTGATCAGGGTATCCTTCACTGTTTTTGTACATGCTGCACCTCCTCAAATAATTCCTGAGTCTCTTCCTTCTGGCTTTTCTCAGCTTCTTCCTGGCATTTCTGGCAATCGTCTCCTGCTGCCCCGAAGCAGCCGTTACAATCTTTGGTCATTTTCTTCCACCTCAACATTATTACCATACTTCATGCACTTTCCATCCTTATAAGCTACACATTTTTCTTTGATACATGGATTTAGTACTGGCTTTACAAAATCACCATTCCCCACACATAGTGCTTTCACTTCTTCTTTTCCGATTAAATCAGGACAAAATAAAATCATCACTTCACCTCCAACAATTCTGGTTTTTTCGCCAACTGCTTTTCCAGTGCTTCGATTGCGGTCCTCATCATATCGTCCATTTTGGCGCGGTCGCATTTGTAGTAATTAACGCACTCTTCACACATTGTTTCACCAATGCTTGCTTTCATACAGTATATTGCTTCTTTAACTTTCTTTTCGTCCATCATTCCCTCCTATCAAACTTCTCCAGCATCTTCTCTCGCCAGTCCTCTCTGTGCTGATTGCATGTATCGTCCTCGTGGATCAGGATTCCCTTGCGGTCACAGAGGCCGTTATCGTTGTCTATACAGGTTGCACAGGTTTTATTAACCATTCTTAACTCTCCTTTCCAGTTCTTCCCGGACCTCCGGCACATCACAAAGGCCGAAGCCATCCAGAATGTCAATGTTGTTTGAGCAGCTGTTACAGTCCATTCCATCGCAATTTACTTTTTCTGCCATCTCCTGGCAGCGTTTAAAATCTTTTACCATCTGATCTGTGATCTCTACCGTAAGGGTAACGTTGTCTGCGTATTTAATCTCCATTAATTTACTCCTTTCCTCAGTGCGCAAAATGTGCACAATGCTTTTAGTGCTGGGTCAGATTGTTTGATACTCTGTAAGAGAGGAGTCTCCCAGCACGCTTCTCCGCATTCCGGGCAGGTGGTTAATTTCCATCCTTTCTTACCCTGTGGGATATTACCCTTTAAAGGCATACATGCGTATCCTCCGGTTTCTTTTTTGCTTCTGGGCCATATTTTTACATTCATAAATAACTCCTCCCGAATATTTTTCTAAACTCTTCTC